CAGCAGTTGAAGACGGACGTGGCGCGTTCGGCCAAGCTGAACCTATCGTCCGCAGCGTCAGGGCTTAACGTGGAGTTCCCGAAGCCGAAGGGCAACCGTGCCATCGGCTGGAACGACGAGGCTAATGCACTCGTTAACCTCGAAGTGGGAGCACTTTACGACGGCAAGACAATCCAAGGCGGGTTCTACGACAACACCGGAGCACCTGTTCCAGAGGAGGAGGCAATCGTCATCACTGCAGGCACTTATCCCTAACGCATGGAAATCAACGCATCTGCGGCGGCCTACGCGCCCAGCTTCACCGGTGTCCCCAACCCTCCCGCTGGGTTGCTCGTTTTGGCGCCGAAGGTTCACTCGTCGTCAGGCCCCATCGCAGTGATGGGCAGCGCATTACCTCCCGACACCATCATCCCAAAGGGAGCCGGCATCTATGACGAGAACGGGATGCTGCCCCAGCTAAAGGGCAAGGGATTGGAGTTCATCGCCTACGCTTAAGCGATTGGCACCCACTTGCCGGGGGCACGCAACTCACGCAACTGCGCGAGCGTGAACGGCACGTCGAGCTCGTAGTGCGGGGCGTCGTAAATCGTGCTGAAGTGTCCTCCCCATCGAAGGTTGTACTTCGTCGCAAGCTTCGCGGCTTCCTGATGGAAATCGTCAGCGGTCTTCGGTTCGTCGTCGTCGAGGTACTTGCCGGCGCGGAACACGCCCATGTCGATAGCGAGACCGAAGTTGTGCATCGATGACCCGGGGCGGGCTTTCGTCACAATCTTGCCCGGTGCGGTGCGCCCCTGAGCGTAAAGACGTTCCTGCTCCTCCCATGACCGGAGTCCGCAGATTGCCTTGTACTCGAGCCCCTTCTTCGCGGCGAGTGCCTGAGCTTCAGCGACGAATGCGCGGAAGGGTCCCTGCGCGGAGGGATGGCACGTCGCGATGTTCTTCTCGGATCGTGGGTCGAGGCTCATGGTTGTTCGTCGGTTTCCTCCTCGTCGTGCGGGAGGATGTGAGCGATGCGTTTCCAGAGTCGGATGCGATCTATCTCGCACCTGTCGGCTTTCTCCTCAACCCGGTTGAGCCTTTGATTGAGCCACCAGAGGGCAAAGCAAAGCACCGCGACAACGGGTCCCTGTTGCGCCAACTGCTCGAGGATGCGTTGCTCCATGCGGCGTTACGGTTTGCGCTCACGGCGTACAACCTCGATGCCCCCGACGACGGCAGTGCCTGCCATGACGATAGCCTCGGCGAGGTCGGGGTGGAGTTTCAGCCCGAATGCTGTGGCAATGATGGTCAGGCCCCGCCAGGTGGATGCCTCTTTGAGGCGTGACAGAATCGCGTTCATGGTGACTTCAGTGTGGGGATCTCTTGATCTGGGTGGCAACAACTTCTGCTGCTGCCGTGGCGGCGCCGGCGATGCCTGCCGCAGCGAAGTATTCCAATGTCATGTCAGAACTGGGTAGCAACTGGGTAGCAAAAAGAAACGCCGCTCGAGGAACACACAACCTCGAGCGGCGTCGGTTCCGAGGTTACTCACCTCGGCGGGAAAGGCAGTGTTTCATGCGGGGTCAGCGACCCTGACGCAGGATCTCCCTGCGCACCATGCTGCAATACCCAAATCCTTTCAGTCTCGTCCAAGCCCGTCAACAAAGTCGTCGAGCTTTGTCGCCTGACGGACAATCCTTTCGGCGTTCATGCGCCTGCTGAGTTGCTCGCGCCACTCGCCGGTGTCGTAGTAAAGGCCACGGGCGCGTAGCCACTTGGTGCATTTGAAGTTGAGCTCGCGGAACCACTCCATCGGGATGCCGGGGTCGTCTCGGTCAAGCGGCCTTAAGCCTGTGTCTTTTTCCATACGCGGATTGATTTGCGGTCGAATGACTTAGCTATTGATGGACGCCATCCGAGCACTCGCAGTGCCGCGGCGATACGCTGTTCCATGCGCCGGTCGTGCTTGCCGACCTCAATCCCCAGAGCGCCGCAGAGAATCTCCTTTGTGGTGTATGCCTTGTCGTCGTCGAGCCCGTCACGCAGTGCCTCCTCCCACGTGTCTTCGGGCCGGCGCAGTTCGGCTTGTGCCGCTGCCTCATCCGCTGGGACGTTCCACCACGGCATGCCCCGCTTGAACAGGTAGACTGCTTCCGCAAACAACTGGTCCCGCTCGGTCGCGAGGAACTCGAGGTTGATGGCGCCGCACGCGACTGCCCAGAAGCGTCGGGCTCCCGTCTCGTCACGGTTCCAGTCGTCACGGTTCGTCGTGCCGGCGAACACGGAGCGGCGGGGATGGTCCTCGGCGTTCCTGCCGTAGGGGGCGCGATACCGGTCAACCTGGCAGGAGATTACCCCCTTGATGCGCTCGACCTCCGTCTTGTTGAACGAGTGCATCTCGCTGATCTCGACAAGCCACGCTCCTTTCAGCACCCCGTAGAAGTCCTTCGACGTGACGCTCTCGTGGCACTCGGTGAACCACGCCCCACCGAGCACCCGCAGTGCAGTGCTCTTCCCCGCACCCTGCGCTCCCTCAAAGATTGGCATGGTGTCCACCTTGCAACCCGGTCGGTAGATGCGTGCGACCATTGAGATAAGCCAGCACTGCCCAACCATGCGGTGGTACTCGTCCTGGGGCGTACCGAACCCATCCGGCAGGAGGAGACGCAAACGCGACTCGCCATCCCATCGCAATCGGTCGAGCCACTCCTTCACCTCGTTCCTCACGCGAGTCTGGGCGACCAGCACGACGGCATCGTGGACCCCCTGCACGCTCACCTTGGGGATGCCAAGTTGCGACTGCATGAGGCGGGTGAGACGCAGGTCGTCCGCGTCGTTCCACTCCCGCGCATCGGTGTCCCACGAGGTCAGAATCTTCTCCTTAAACTCGTCGTACCAGACCACGCCGGCGAGCGGTTCGTACCCCTCGAGAATCTTGCAGAGGTTGTCCAGATTTGCGTGTGGTCGCATCGACCCGCCAATCTCAAGACCGAGTTGCTCCCAGAGGTCTTGCAGTCCCTTGATGCTGCTGTCCCGGGCGACTGCCTTTGATACCGCTTTCGCTTCGGTGGTCGGTGGGTCGAACGTGCGGATCTTGTCCTTCGCCCACATGCGCAGAGCGTCCCACGTCCAGCCCGAGTTCATCGCGTCCGCAGCGTCCCACTTCTCCGGTTGCCCCTCTGGGCGCAGTATCTTGATCTCAGCCACCCTGTCGGCAAGCATCTCTGCGATAGCGTCCATGCACTGGATGCCTGGCGCGTCGTTGTCGGGCCACAAGAAGAGCCGGCGCCCGTGGATTGGCGACCAGTCCACCTTGTGGATGGCCTGCGCTCCACCGGGCCATGACACGACGACGTAGTGGTGACCGGCGAGCGCACGTGCTGCGTCCGCGGCCTTCTCGCCTTCGACGACCATCGCCGGCTTGCCGGGGTTCTGGTTGAGCAGTTCGAGCCCGTAGAGGGGACGAGAGTCCTCGATCATCTGGTTCACCCACGCCTGCTTCTCGGTGTCGTAGAACCAGGGGATGAACTGTTTGCGAGCGCCACGCGGGTCGTGCCGTGCGATGTACCCGATGAGCTTCCCGTCAGCAGTCTTGTACGTCCAGACGCAGGTGGGTTTGCCGTGTACCTTGTGGATGAAGAGCGCCGGCTTGTTGCCCTCCGGTGGCAGTCCGAGCGTTGCTTTCTTGGGTATCGGTGGGGGCGGGGTGTTGTTCGGGATGTAGTTTGTCCCGGCGATTGCATCGTAAGCCTCGGACATTGAACACCCATGCTTTGCTGCGTACAGGGCAATGAGGTCCGACCCCTTGTCCCCGCCGGCGAAGTCGCTCCAGACGCCCGTGTTTACATTGACTGAGAGGGAGTCACCCTTTTCGCCCGACAGGTTGCCGACCACGAACTCGTGTCCGTGGAATCGGCCCTCAGGAAACCACTCCTGCAGGAGTCCGCGTGCGCGGGTCAGCAGGTCCGTTCGCAATGATTTGAAGTCTCGTTTCATCCTCCGTGTGTGTGTTTTGTTTGGCCAACTAAGCCAACAAGGCGAGGAACTCCTCGACCGAGTGGCACACCCCGGCCACGCCTCCCATCGCTCGCACAAGCGAGACGAAGGCGCGTTGTTCGGGTGTTGCGGTTTTCCCCGGGCGCTTCACTTCCACCGCGAGGAAGCGTCCGTCAGGCGTGATGCCGATGAGATCCGAAGACCCAACGCAGAGTCCCGATGAAAGCCACCGTCCGTCGGCCAACTCATACTTGCCGACTTGGTTCCTCCATAGCCGCGCCCCAACTCGGGACGCGGCCAACTGGATCTCACTTTGAATCCGCGTCTCAGAAATCACGACGTGGGCGTGAGGAGGATTGCTGCGACGACTCTCTCGGCGAGAGGAACTGCACCGCGTCAGCGGCAACGCGAAGACGGGATTTCTTCTCCCCGGTCTGCTTGTCTTCCCAAGTGTCCAGCTTGAGCCGGCCTTCGACGAAAATCTGTTTCCCCTTCGACAGGTGTTCTGCGCAGTTCTCTGCCAACCTGCCCCACGCTTCAATGTCCACATACGTGACCTCCTCTTTCTTGTCTCCGCCTTCCGTCGTGTAGTTGCGGTTGATTGCAATCGACATCTGAGTGACTGCGGTTCCTTTCGGTGTGTGTTTTGTCTCTGGGTCGCGGGTTAAGTTACCCATGAGGAGGACTTTGTTTAGTGATGCCATGATGTTGTTGTTCTGCTTCTTGTTCTCGTTTTACGTGAGGCCAGAATCTTCTGAGCCCACTCGCGTGGGAAACGATACCCACGAGATTGACCAAGTGCGACGAGATCCTCGTATGTCTTCGCACTGCTTTGCTCCTGCTTCCGTTGTGCCTGCAGGGCAAGCTTCATCTGAGCCGATACCTTCACGAGCTCACCCTGCTTCTGCTCAACCTCCCGCGGTTGAGGTGCGAACCGGTGACCGCACCCGCAAACCGGAGTGCCCCCGGGGAGTGCGCGGAAACACACGGGGCAGAGGCGGATTGCGATCTTGGCTTCCGCGTCCTTCTTCTTGCGCTTCTTCCCCTCGAGCGTCCACTCCCTGTCGGAGTCGGGGAACATGTGGCGCCGGCAGTTACCGACGTGATCTAGGATGATGGCGTGGGTCTTACCGGCGAACGTGCGAAGTCCTCGGCCCCACTGCTGGAGGCAGAGCGAGGTCGATGCGGTCGGGCGCAGCATCTGCACCACCTCGATGGCAGGCAGGTCGAACCCCTCCGACACCACGTCGCACGACACCAACTGGTCGAGTCCGCCAGAGGCAAAGCGTTGGACGAGAGAGCGTCGTGCGAGTTTGTCCATCGTGCCGTCGATGATCTCAGCACGGTAGCCTGCTGCGAGGTACTGATCGCGCACCGCGGCGCAGTGTTTGAGGCTCACGCAGAAAATCACCGCACGTTTGCCGTCAGCGAGTTTGCGGTAGTGCTCGACCGCTGAACCCGTTATGCCGGGTTTGTTCATCATGGTGTCGAGGTCGTGCTTGTTGAAGTCGCCCATCGCAAACCCAACACCGCTCAAATCTACCTCTGACGGGCAGAAATACTCGTATGAGGAGAGGTGCCCCGCCTCGATGAGATCCGCAGTGGTGGGTCCCACGACCATATCGTCGAACAACTCGTTAAGCCCCTCGCCCGACAAGCGTTGCGGCGTTGCTGTCACACCGACAACCTTTGATGCTGCCCACGTGTTGAGCACGCGGCCCCACGAGGATTTCGCGGTGGCGTGGTGCGCTTCGTCCACAATGACAAGTGTCGGGGAGTGAACGACATCCAGCCTGTTCTTGAGCGCGAACACCGAGGCGACGACGACGGGGATGTTGTGCCTGTACTTACGACCAGGCGCCACGAAGGTGCAGGGGACGTTGAACCGATGTAAGGTGCCGGCGACTTGGTCGATGAGCTCGTCCCGATGCACGAGAATCACCACGCGTCCACCACGGGCCACGGCACGTTGTGCCATGTAGCAGAACATCACGGTCTTACCCCCACCCGTGGGGCATACCATCAGGGTTCGCCGATGACTGGCGAGAGAACGACGGGTCCGGTCGAGGAGGTCGAACTGGTAGTCGCGGAGTTGCATGCCGCACTCGTATCACGTGTTGCGTTATCCGCAACAGAAATGTTGGGGAGAAGGTCGGTGACCTCGAGCGGAACTGCGTTGCGCTGCGCTGCGGAAAGCAGTGCGTTCCAACGTCTAATAGGCACGGTGCCCGAGCGTTTCCAGCGCAGCACCGATGAAGCGTGAATGCGCAGTGCTCGTGCGGTTGCACGAATCCCACCGAAACGGGCGATGACGATGTCAGCAGAGGTCATGCAAACATTGTTGCTGGTGTCGCAACGGAGTGCAACAGGCAGATGCTGAATGGTTATACAAGTGCTTAATCTGTAGCACGATGCATCAGGAGATTCCTGTAAGTCTCTCTAAGTCCCACAAAAAATCACGCAAACCTACTTGACCACCGAATGCCCTTGGTATTAGCGTCCATCCCGTTGTCAAAACGACAACATCAACACACATGAAAACGACCAACATACTCCCGACAGACCGGGAAGCCTGGCTTGCCCTCCGCGGCAAGGACATCACATCAACGGACGTGGCCGCTTTGTTCGAACTCAGTCCGTACAAGACGCGCCTCCAACTCTGGCACCAGAAGACCGGCGGACTCAGTGACACGGTGGAAGAGAACGAGCGCATGCGCTGGGGCAATCGCCTGCAGGATGCGATTGCACGCGGCATCGCCGAGGACATGGGTTGGGACGTGCGTGCTCGCAACGTCTACTCCCGCATCGACGAACGCCGCATCGGTTCCTCGTTTGATTTCGAGATTCTCGGGCACGAAGACGGTCCCGGCCTGCTCGAGATTAAAAACGTGGACTTCCTCGTGTTTCGCGACAAATGGAGCGACGAGGACGGCGTGGTCGAAGCCCCCGCTCACATCGAGCTTCAACTCCAACACCAGTTGCTGGTGACGGGCCGGTCGTGGGGCGTGATTGCGGCGCTCGTCGCCGGCAACACCATCAAGTACTGCATCCGCAAGGCCGACCCCGAGGTGCATGCGCAAATCCTCGACGAGGTCGCTCGGTTCTGGGCGAGCATCGAATCAAGTGTGGCGCCCGAACCTCACTACCCCGAGGACGCCAACGTGGTGGCGAAACTCCACGCACGTGCCAACCCCGGCGAGGTCGTCGATGCGACCGGTGACATTGAAACCGACGACCTGGTGTCCCGCTACCGTGAGGTGTCGAGCAACATCAAGTCGCTCGAGGACATTAAGGATTCTCTGAAGGCTCAACTCCTCACCCGCATCGGCACTGCCGAGAAGGTGATTGGACCGGGGTGGTCCATCTCTGCGGGGATGATCGAGGCCAAGGAGGTGCCGGCGTTCGTTCGCCAGGCGTATCGGAACTTCCGCGTGAACGCGAAGAAAAGCAGCAAGTAGTTAAGCAGCAATGACAAAAACAACAGAAAAAAGCATGTTAAAGGCATCAGACAGCATCGCAAAACTCGCAGGTTCCCTCGCAAAAGCGCAGGGGGCAATGCGTGCCGCACTCAAAGACAGCGTGAATCCCCACTTCCGGTCCCGGTACGCGGACCTCGCCGGTGTGTGGGACGCGTGCCGCGAACCCCTTGCCAGCAACGGACTGGCAGTGATCCAGACGCCCGGGGAGATTGGCGACAAAACCATCGAGCTCACCACCATCCTCGCTCACGAGTCTGGCGAGTGGATTCAGAGCACCTTCACCATCCCGGTGTCGAAGCCCGATGCGCAGGGAGTCGGGTCCGCGGTGACCTACGCTCGCCGCTACGCTCTCGCCGCGATGGTTGGCATCGTCCAGGACGACGACGACGGCAACGCCGCAACCCAACCTCGCAAACAGGTGACCATCCGCCGGCCTGACGCGACAGAACCCGAGCCGGCACCTCAGGGACGCCCGTTCAACCTCGACGAGGCGCTGACGGCAATCCGCAAGGCTGAGAACGTGGACGTGCTCAAAGCTGTGTACACCGACGCGTACAACGCGGCAGACGCACTGGGCGACGACGCAGGCATCGCCGAGCTCATCAAAGCGAAAGACGAACGCAAGGCGGCGCTTGCCAGCAAGGGGACCGTGCCGTCGAAAGTGAAGTCGGCAATGGCGAAGCTACGCAGCACGCCAGAGGCAGCACCAGCACCAGCAGCAGAGGCAGCACCGGCACCCGCACCGGAGCAGCAGGACGACGTGCCGTTTGGGGATCAGCAGGCAGACGAATCGGGGCCTTTCTAGGGCCCCACCCACATCTATACGACCATGAAAACTAGTCTCATTTGGCTCACGCCTGAGCAGTTGTCGGACAGGTTGCAGATTGCTTTGGGCACGTTGGCGAACTGGCGAACACGCAGGATTGGTCCTACGTACATCCGCCTGGCTGGGAAGAGGGGGCCGGTTCGCTACCGGCTTGAGGACGTGGAGAGTTGGGAGTTTGCGCAGAGAGAGGAGGTACACCCATGAGCAGCGAGGAAACCATCTGGGCGCAACTAATCTGCCCCGTCCCCATCGCAGCACTCTCAGCACTCACCGAGATGGCGCCCCCCAGGGCGTGCATCCGGTCGGGTGGTCAGACATTCCACGAGGGAGCATTCCACGATGTCGTCGAAGTCTTCGTCCCTGCAGGGGGACAAGAAACAGCAGAAACCACAACCACAACAGAACAAGAAAATGGGTAGACAACTCCAAGCCATTAAAAGCCTCGATGAGGCACGGCAGTACATCAAACAAATCCGCACTGAACGCAACCAAGTTGTGTTCCAGTTGCGCAAGCAACTAACGGCCTTTGACGCGAACGTGGCGGAAGCCGCGCACCGCAAGTCCCAGGTTTTGTTCAACGACTGGCAGCGAGAGAAGGGACTGTTGCTAGAGAACAACCAGAAGCTACTCGCCCAACTGGCAGACGCTGACAAGACGGTGCAGTTGCAGAGGGACTACATCGTGGAACTCGAGCAGAAGCTCACCGAGCCCTCCGGGGTCATCGGGTGGTTCAAACGCACGTTCTCGCTATGAGCTTCGACCCGAACAACGATCCGGTGGATCACCCGGCGCATTACAACCAGCACCCTGCTGGCATCGAGTGCATCGACGTGATCGAGCACATGAATCTGAACGTCGGCAACGCCATCAAGTACCTCTGGCGAGCGGGTTTGAAAAGTTCGGCGACTCACCTCGAGGACTTGTACAAGGCGCAGTGGTACGTCAAACGCGAGATTCAGCGGATGACGCATCTGTCGGAGGCTCAACGCTTAACCCGATGAACGTCCGACTCATCGCATCCACGGTCCCCTGTCAGTTCGACGGTGGGCCCAGCACCGCGGAGGAGTTGATTGTTTACTGTGCCCGGGTGTCTAACCCGAGCAATCAGAGCAACATGGAAACCGCTCCGCGACTCCTGCAGTACTGCATCAGGCACGGGCATTGGTCCGTGTTTGAGCAGGCGTCGATGACCGTTGAAATCAAGACTTCGCGTGCGATTGCCGCGCAGTTGCTGCGTCACAAGTCGTTCTCGTTCCAAGAGTTCAGCCAACGCTATTCGGAAGCGGTTGGTATTGAGCCGGTGGAGTTGCGCCGTCAGGCTGATAAGAATCGGCAGAGCAGCACTGAAGTCATTGAAGATGAAGAGGTTCGCAGCTTGGTCTGCAAGGCGATGACGAGGGTCGCATTTGTTTACGACGAACTGCTCAACGCCGGCGTTGCGCGTGAATGCGCACGCATGGTGCTGCCGCTCGCGACGAGCACAACCTTGTACATGTCAGGCACTTGTCGGTCGTGGATTCACTACCTGCAGGTTCGCCTCGACGAACACACTCAGAAAGAACACCGTGAGATTGCGCAGGCGATTGACCGGTGCTTCGCTGAAGTGTTCCCGACAGTCCATCAAGCGCTGAAAATCGCGCACGAATAGTCCACTCGAGCCTCACCCAACCCAGCGTAAACCCCACTATGCCAAGTGCTTGGTGGGGTTTTTATTTCCCACAGAAAATCACGTTGACTCACGCAATGCGCATGGCATGCTGGTCACCGTTGCGAGTAGCGCAACACGAACAACGAACCAACACACGTCATGAACAAGAACCAAGAACTTGAACTTTTCCGCAACCTCGTCCACCAGTTTCCTTCTGACTCGTACATCGGTGAGTGGTTGCGTCAGGTTGACTACGAGGTCGAGTCCAACCTTCGCTCCGACATCATCCCGTCGATCTCGTTGCGTGATGCGTTCCGCCAATGCGAGGAAGTCCATGCGGATGCTCAACGGCATGCTGCCAACATCATCGCGAATGCGGAGAAGCAGGCGGCGGCGATTGTTGCGACCGCAAAGCGTGAGGAGCAGCACGTCCGCAAGGTTGTTGCTGATGCCATCACGGTGCTTGAGCGGTTCCGCTAAGTCGAAACCGGGGCTACCCGGTCTACCCGTGATGCGGGTACTGACGAGACTATGAAACATACACACATAACCATCGGATCGCTCCTGCTATCGAGCATGGATGCGGTATTCATCGCCAACACAACCGGCTTGTGGCAGGTCGGATTCGCCATCCTGCTGCTTGGCACCTACGTGCTGGCTCACGTCTCACTAACGCAGGAGGTGTCCGAATGAGCACCTACTCTGTCCACGTAAACGGGGAGCTTCGCGGCTCCCTGCAGGGTAAGCGTAAGACGCTCGAAGCGGTCATCCGTTGGTGCCGCGGCGAGTTCGGCGGCGTTGCTCAGTTCGTTGAATACCAAGCCGGCCTCGGTGCCTGGCTTGTCGGCGCTGACGGCACGCAGATCAACGTGCGGGAGGTGCTGGCATGAGCACGCACACAATGGAGTGCTCGACACTGGCGTACCTGCGGAAGGTCGTCGCGGATGCGCAGGCGACCATAGCAGAGGCTCAGGCACAGATTGACCGGATTGAAGCGGATGACCGGGAGCAGACGTGGAAGCATCTGGTTGCTGAGGTTCGGAAGAAGCGTCCTTTGATTCGGATGTGGTTGGAGCTTGGCTTCCTGTTGGAGGTCAGCAACTCGTCCGTCGTGATTGCGTTTCCATCGCAGCACGGACTGGCAATCGAGCAGTTGGCAACGTCGGCAAACATCCAGTTGCTAGAAGAGATTCTGTCGGCGTACTTGGGGCGCCCAATCCGCGTTGAACTGTTGGAGGTAGCGGAATGACCGACGAACAGATCAACGCCGCCATCTCCGCGGTGTATGGGTGGGATGCAGACTACTGCGCGTGCCTCAACGCGATGCACGAAGCGGAGAGTGCAATCTTCAATGCCTTTGCTCCAGTTTACGCCCAACAGTTAGTTTTGGTCACTCGCGCAGAGTCTTGCGGTGACAGAGAGTTTTATTGCGCAACCGCTCGGCAACGGGCAGAGGCGTTCCTGCGCACGCTGGGCAAGTGGGAGGGAGGTCAGCGATGAGCAGGCTTCCAAACTGGTTCGACTCATGGCTCACGAGCAACCCAGACGAGCAACCCGACCCGCCTGAGTGCCGGCGTTGCCAAGAGCCGATGGAGTGGACTGACGACGCAAACGAGTCGGGCCCGTGCGGTTTCTGGGAGTGCATCAACGAAGACTGCCCGAGTGAATGAACCTGTACCGACTCACCATCGCCATCATCCTCGTCTCCCTCGCGTGCCTTGCCGGGTACGCTTGGGCGAGGGGTAAACATAAACGCTTTGCCCGTGCATGGGCAGAGGAGATACTGAACCCGAAATACATCCTAACCAAATAACAATAATGTGGATACTCCCACGACCTATCATCAACCAACTCACATCAGTCTTTGCACCGGATACGGAGGTATTGACCTCGGACTCAAACGAGTGTTCCCAGATCTGCGCACAGTCGCTTATGCGGAGATCGAATCAAGTGCCATCGAGCTCTTACTTGCGCGAATGGAAGGCGGGTCGCTTGACCCGGCTCCGATCTGGAGCAATCTGCGAACCTTCCCTTGGAGCGCATTTTCTGACCGAGTGGACCTCCTCTCTGGCGGTTATCCCTGCCAACCATTCAGTAGCGCAGGGAAGCGACTCGGCGCCGACGATCCCCGTCACCTCTGGCCTGCCATCGCAGACGGCATTCGAGTTCTGCGACCCCAAACCGTGTTCTTCGAAAACGTCGAAGGGCACATCACGCTGGGACTCTCCAGCGTGCTCAGTGATCTGGAAGAACTGGGTTACGAACCGACGTGGGGAGTATTCAGCGCGAGCGAAGTCGGGGCGCCTCACCAGAGAAAGCGGGTGTTCATCATGGCTCACAATCTCAACAGAGGATGCTTGCCGAGTTGGATCAGCGGAAGCGTGGCAGGAGTACGAGCAGGAGGGGCGCACGACTCAGGCGCGGTTGCGAAACCAAGTCCACAGTTGGCCCACCGCAATGGCGAGAGATTGGAAGGGTACCTCTCCGAACTCGCACACCAGACAGGATGGCAAGAGTCGGTGCGATCAGTTGCCGGTTGCAGTCGATCAAGCAGAGAAGGGGGTGTGGCCGACACCGACTACCGCGGAAGCGGGGAAGATTGGGAATCAAGCCAATCACGGGCAACTGGGACTGAGCAACCATCCAGCATTGAGGGGCGAGTGTGTGCGGGAGAAGTTGCAGAAGAGCAGGTCTGGCCAAGCCGCCCCGGCGATGTGGGGGACACCGAGGA